AGAAAAAAGCAATTAAAGATCAAATAAATAAATTAAAATTAGCTGTTGCTGAAGATGAAAGAGCATATAACGATTCAAAGCCCGGTAAAGAAGATGAGGCAGAACTTCAGAAAGCAGTAGATAAAGAGCAAAAAGGTAAGAAAGAAGATGTACCTGATGCAGACAAAAATAAGGAAAAAAGTAAAGCAGATAAAATTAGCGCTTTAAAACAAGCAAGAAAGCCTTTAATTACTGGCGCAGGAAAGGACGAAGATCCTGTAAAGAATGCAACTGCTAGACTTAAAATAGCAGAAATTAATCTTAAAATAGCAGGCCTTGAAGGTGAAGATGAAGAAGGTGCAAAGAAAGACCTTTCAGATGCTAAACAAAAATTAACTAAAGTAACTTTAAAAGCAAAAAAAGCTGATAAAGACGCGGATGCAGCTGCTGGCAAAGATAAAAAAGTATCAGGTGAAACAGATAGCACTGATAAGAAAAAAGCATTTGATGATCAAATAGAATCTCTTACTAAAAAAATTAAAAATGCAGAAGAAAAATTAGAAACTGGAGAAAGCGATGGCAAGGAAATTCCAGATAGCGCTAAAGAAGGTATTAAAAAGAGTATTGAGTCATTAAAGTCTAAAGTAGAAGATTTTAAAAAGAAAAAATCTGAATTAGGAGAATCATTCGATACGGTAATGTTAGATATGAAAGCTTTAGAAGAACAGATTGATACATTAATATCTGAGATGTTTACAAACATCAATGAAGAAAATAAAGAAAAGAGTCAAAAAGAATCTTTAATTTATAGAGCTTTAAAAGTTGGTAATGATTTATTAGCAGAGGAAATTGCAGGTAAATCGAGTTGGCAATTACATAATACAAAATTATACACAAAGTACAATTCGATAATTACTAAATTGGAATCAGATCAAATGGTTTCGGAAGGATTATCTATTAGAGATAAATTTTCAAAGTTAATCTAGGATTTACTATTTTTACGAGCAAGTTTTAAGAACTCCTTCTGTTGATTCAGTAGGAGTTTTTTTACGTGTTTTTGAAAGAGAACTGAAGACTTTACAATTCTAGCATCTACGAAATTAGGATTTAATATATCTAAATATTCTTCATGTATAAAATTACTTGGACTAAAATCATTTATATTAGACCTGATATCTCTACCGCTTATAGCACATACCCAATCAATAGTATCGTAGTTTTCTTTTAATTCACTCATATTTACAAAAGAATCAGTAGATAGATCATAATAAAATTTATCAAATCGATCAACATGCCTGTGTCTGCATACTTCAAAAATAATATGTAAGAACTGATCACTCTGAGCACGGTCCTTGAGTATAGGATGTTCTAATAATAATCTACGCTGTTGTTTAGAGATAGAGTCGTAGCGAACACCGAATCTATTCCTAGGATAAGGTCCACCAGTTCTCTTTATATTAGGATATTTCTTATTATATGCCATATAGTATTTATTACTGAAACATTTAGTGATTTCTTGATATAATTACTAAAATATACACTAGATGATTCAAGCATTATTTACAGAAAAATATAGACCAAAGGATTTAACAGATTTAATTCTTCCAGAAAGAGTAATGAATAAGTTTAAAGATGGTCTAACACAGAACATGCTTTTCGCAGGTTCTCCTGGAACTGGTAAAACATCAACAGCAAAGGCAATTGTTCAGCAATGGGATCTTCCTTACCTATACATTAATGCCTCAACAGATACTTCAGTTGATGTTATACGTACAAGAATTACAGACTTCTGTTCAACCATGTCAATTCTAGATGATAGAGATAAATTTAAGGTAGTTATACTAGACGAGGTCGATGGTGTCTCTGATCAATTCTTTAAAGCATTACGTGCGACAATGGAAACGTTTGCATCTAATTCACGCTTCATTGCAACATGTAATTATATCAATAAATTACCAGATCCAATTCTTTCACGTTTCGAAGTTATTAACTTTGATTTTGATAAAGAAGAAGAAAGTGAATTAACAAAAAAATATATCAGAAGAGTATATGATATTTGTGGAAAAGAAGAAATGACAATAGAAAAACCAGCATTGGTTGAATTTGTCCGTCGTAATTTTCCTGACTTAAGATCTACTCTTAATAAACTGCAAGGATTTAAAACTCAAGGAACAACTTCAATTAATGTTGAAGATGTAAAAAAGTTTAATTCAGTTTATAAAGATGTTTTTGAATTAATCTTCAATGAAACAGACCCAGTTAAGAATTATCAATATTTAGTTGGTGAATATTCAAATAGAGTTGATGATGTACTTCAAACACTAGGAGAAGAATTTATTCAATATATTCAATCTGAAAAACAAAGTGCAACAAGATTCATACCGCAAATTGCAGTTGTTGTTGCAGAACACCAAGCACAAAGAAACCTTGTAATAGATCAAGTTATAACATTATTAAGTTGTGTATACAAATTACAAGAAATAGTTAGACAATAATTTTTTTATGTCGCAAAAAAGTGTTATATTAGTAGTATAAAATAAAAACATATAATATGAAATTAGGAAAACATTCATTATTAATAGACGGTAATTACTTTTTACACAGTAGATTATTCGTCCTTCCTCGTAAAAAAGGTCAACAATTATTAGGAACGCAAGATAGTCAAGCAGGTTTAATGCGTAAATTATGTATTGACTTTGCTTCTGAAATACGTAAAATGTCAGCATTTGTAGATCAAGTTGTTGTTGCAGTTGATGCAAAATCTTGGCGTAAAGATTTATTCCCAGATGCTCAATATAAAGGAACACGTACTCATGACGATTCAGTTAATTGGGAAGGTGTTTTTCATGTATACTCTGAATTTCAAAGTATTCTTGCAAAACAAGGTGTAATCATACATCAAATTAATGGCGCAGAAGCAGATGACGTATTGTTCGGTTGGTCTACTCAGTTAAATAATCAAGGTAAAAACTGTATCGTATGGACAGGTGATAGAGATCTTATACAGCTTGTAAATTACAATAAAGCAACTGATGCATATTCTTTATGGTACTATAATTCAAAACGTAAATTAATTGCATTTGAAGGTTTCGAAGACGTACTTAATGAAAGAAAAACAGATAATATGTCTAATGAAGATATGCTATTTAATATGTCTTCAACTAATGTATTACATGACAGAATGAAACAAGATCTATCTGATTGGGTAAATAAAAACAAAGTTCAAATAGAAGAAGTTAACTGTGATGATTTTATATTCTCTAAAATATTACAAGGAGATAAAAGCGATAATATCCAAAGTGTAGTCACATGGACTAAGACTGCTAAGTCAGGTAAAATTATGAATTATTCTATTACTGAAAAGAATGCATATAAAATATTAGATCAATATAAAAAAGAACATGGTGATTTTACAATAGATCAATTCTTTAATAAAGAAAGTGTAGATTCTATAGTCGATATTATATATAGAGTTATAGGTAAATCAGACCATAAAGAAATTAAACCAAGATTTAATCAAAATCTAGATTTAATGTTATTACATTTTAATACAATCCCTGATCCTATTCAAAAACAAATTTATAAAGCAATTGAAGCTGATTTTACTATTGAGCCTACGTTTAATAAATTAACTAAGATGGAAATTATACTTGAAGGAACTAATTGGTTGCAGAAAAAGGGAACATCAGCTCCCGGTGGATTTGATCCTTTTGCCGGATTAAAAACCCCTGAAACAAAACAAACAGATAATAGTAAAATAACTAAAGAGTTATTCTAATATGCTAGACGAAACTAAACTATTTGACTTTGTAAAAATAATGTTTACAAAGAAAAAACAATATGCTGAAATAAAAAACCACAATAAGAAAAGACATCATTTTATGATCAATCGTTTCTTTGCAATAAAGTTTCCGTCAAACGCACAATTATTTAATATCAATGGAATAAATCCAATAGCAGTAATTGATAGTTGGTCACTAGTTGCTAGTAGATTTAAAGGAGTTCCTGGTTGGATTTATACCAGAACTAAAAAGACGGCTAAGAAAAAGCCTACGAGTAAATCACAATATATACCAAGTGAAGAAGCTATTAGAGTTTTTATCGATAAAAACGAAATAGGAAAGCGAGAATTTAAAGAACTTGAAAAATTCGCAAAAGAAGAACTTTATACTAAATTAGAATCGATAGATAGATCGATTACAGTATATTAAAAGATTTACAATGGATAAAAGTATTCAAATAACGTCAGTCGACGTTACTCTACATAAATATAATCACTTTGACAATAGGCTTTGGGTTGAAATTAAAAACAATCTAGATTATATGGAAGTTAATGAAGATTCTGTAATAGTTTCTGCATCTCAAATCATTTCTCTATTAGAAAACTTGTATATGCCTATGATTAATAAAGTTAAATCAGTAGGATCTGACTTTTTACATAAAAATGTACATTCACCATATTTTATTTATATGATGTGTAAAGATCTTACAGATTTAAAATTTATAAGATTTAATAAGAGTTATGATAAAAGCTTTAGTAGACTTCTAGAAATTGAAGGAGATAAGCTTCTTAAATTTGATTTTAAAGTTCTATCTATGACATTTAAATTATATGAGCTATACGATAATGATGAACTATTAGAAGTAAACAATATATTTGAAAAGTTACACATATTAGAAGAAGACGTTCCTTATTCAAGGATGCATTTAATACAGCTATTAGATACCTTAGATTTATGGATAACTAGCGAAATAGATAAAGACATCTCTGACCTTAAGGGGGCAGACCCAATACCATTAATAACAACAATAATGGATATGATTGATCCTAAAACAGAAAAAGACGATCCTTTAGTATCTATTGTTACAGATTATTAAGATATATAAAGTAAATAAAATAATATTAATAATGAAAAAAGTAAGATTATTTGAACAATTTGCTACAATTAACGAAGCGTTAGCATTTGGTAAAAAAGGAATTAAAGCAAAGGCTAAGGAAAAGGTAGAATTAGCACAAATCGCCTATGATAAATGGGGAGATAGTTATTTAAAAACTTTAGATGCGATGAAGTCTCTTGCAAAAACAGGTAAATTGCCTAGTTATAAAGAGCACCTTAATGTACAAGGAGGTAAAGAACAAGATAGTTACGATATTTTTATAGGTCGTAATGCTGCTTTATTAGCCTTTCAAATCGAAAAGGTGGTTAAAAAATATAAGGAGTATGAAGTTGATAAATCTTCAGCCCCTGCCGCTGGTGGATACTCTGGTACAATGAGATCAACAATTGGTGGAGAAATAGAGGGTAGAGCAAATTTTAATCCAGGTGGAAGACGTAATTATGTAATCGCAGTAACATGTGGTAGCGGAATTAACGGAACTATTAAGGATAAAATGTTTCAAGAACTTTATGAACTTATGTTTATTTTTGATGAATATAATTCGTCTGATGGCGGTATAATGTTTAACGTTGAATCAGGATCTAATTACAGTACAATAGGATTAACATGTAGTGGATATCAATTAAGTCCTAAAACTGCAAATTCAGTTATAGGAATTATTAATAATTAAATATTGGTAATAAACCACCCTTATTTTATAGAATATATAGATAAAATAAGATCTTTCTTAATGAAAATACTTGGTAATTTTGGAAAAAGAGAAGCTTTAATTTATATTATAGTTTTTCTTTGGGTTGTAATGGGAGTTTTTGCTACTTATAAAGGTGCAAGTCTGTCAGATCTAGCGGTATATTTTGGTTCTTTAACAGCATATAGTGCAACATATATATGGGCTGAAACTAGAAGACCTAGTAAAAAAACTGGAATATTTAAACCAGGCCCCAGATCAAGAAGAGAAGTTATGATATACGCGATAGTTGCTTTATGGCTTATTGCCGGTTCTTCAGCGATATGGTATTCTTCTAGTCTTACCGATTTATCAATGTATTTTGCATCATTAACGGGATTTGTTGCTGCATGGATTGCTGGCGAAAGATATAAGCCAGAAGACACAGTAAAAGAAAATTTAGAAGAATAATGGTTACAGGATATACAGCAAGCGAATACGGAGACTTTTTAATTGCTTCTCTACAAACACCATATTATAATACCGTAAAGGTTTTAGATTGGGAAATTGTAGCAGGTGTACAAAACTATAAAACAGTAGGTACTGTATCTACATCCATAGGATCTACTAAAGTATATGGAAATCTTACTAATTTTAGTCAGTTTTCGCCGGGAGATAAAATCATCATCGGTAACACTGAACTTGAAATCGCAACAATAACAACACCTATAGAATTAGATGTCACAGTTCCAATAGAATTTGAAACAAGTGAACTAGAATTTTATATTCCAGCAAATGCTAATAATTACTTTGATTATGAATATAGATTTTCATACACAAATTCTGAATTTTCAGAATGGAGAGCTTTAAATAATACAACAGGGTTTGTAGATCTTTTAGGATTAAATTTTAATCCAGCAAAACCATTGTGGATCGATGTTAAAGCTGAAGTCGCTGCACTAACAAGTGGAAGTACGATCTCAATAATATCAATAACTTATACATTAGAAACAGATCAAGGTACTATTGAATCATGTCCTCAATTTTGTGTAGAGTGTACAGATCCTTTCGCAATGAATGGATGTGCAAATATTGATGTTGGATGCGATGATAATTTATTTAATCCATATAATTTAAATAAATCAACTAATGTTTATAAACAACTTGTCGGAATGGCAAGTAATATATTTGGACACTCAGTACAATATTTTAGAACAGAACCAGATATGAGAACAGAGGATGTTCATTTAATGGAATACTCTTTATTCAATGTAGTTGATAAACAAAATGTAAAAATATTAGTACCAGACAACGAATTTCCAGAAGAAGGAGCAACATACGATATCTTCGGTATGGAATTTGCAGAATTTGAGGTACATATTGTCGCTTCTGAATTTGAAACAGTGTTTGGCGAAGGAAAATCACCTAGAAACAAGGATTATATGTATATTCCATTAATTAATAGAATGTATGAAATTAATTCAATAAGTCTTGCGGATGAATTTAATCACGCTCAATCATATTGGAGAGTAAAGTTAGTTAAGTATCAAGAAAGAACTTCAGTTAATAAAAATCAATTTGAAGTAGATACTGATAATTTAACAACAGGTGTTGAAGAAATATTTGGAGAAAGACAAAAAGAAGAGCAAGAAAAAGATACAAATCCACAACAATTTCAAACAGTATCAACCGCATATAGGGACGGTATTAGAACCTTTATAGATAAAAATCTTAAAATTAAAGATTACGATTTAAAGAATAGATGGACTGTTGTTAGTAAAAACTTTTACGATTTAGATAAAGTTGATCCAACTAGAATCGCTGTTGAATATTCAGTAGAATCTAAGTTAAAATCAGAAGACAACATGGCCCTTACGCTTTGGTTCTCTCCTCAATTTAGTGAAACATCAACTGATGATTATCTTCTCTTTGGAGATCTATCTGCAATATCAGGTTTTAAATTAAGAATGAATCAATCTGAATTTAAAATGAAAATAGATGATGTAGAACATACATATACTCATGGAACGACATTAGTAAAAGGAGAATGGTATGGTATTGTATTAAATATTAATAATGAATTCTTACAATCATCTCTTTCTTTATATAAATTAGATCAAAACGTAAACACAATAAATAGCGGTTTACCACAAGACAGTAGTAATAATTTACAACAAGTATATAGTGAAATAATTGAGCACGGCCAACCATTGATATGGGATTCAAAATCTAATTATCATTTAAGAGGAAATTCTTCTTATATGACAAATATTAGAATATTTACAAAAACAATAGAATTAGAACAACATAGTAATGTGTTAAACCAATATGTTGTTAGAGATAATCAACTATCAATCATTATAGATAATTCAATTCCAAGTTTAGGTTATCAGCGATTTAGAAACGCTAGGTAATAAAATTAGGATAAATAATCTATAATAAAACATATAAATATGTCAAAAGATAATAAGAAAAGTATTAAATCTCAGGCAGAAGACATCAGAAAAGAACTTGATGATTTAATAGGAAATAACGATCCAATTCAAGAATCTATTGAAACAGATCCAGAACTACCAGCAAAAAGAGATTTACCAGCGCTTCCAACTTATGGAGAACTAAAAGTAAATTCTTCTAAAAAAGCGCAGAAAACTATTACGTCTTTAATGAAGTTTTATCTTGATGAAGATATTATAGAAAAAGACGAATATATTCAAGCTAAAAAGAAAATTGATGAAATGACAATGTCTTCGTTAATTTATCAATTACAAGCTGGTGAAAGGGCGCTAACAACATTGCTTGAAACAATCGAAGATGGAGAAATAGCTCCAAGAATGTTTGAAGTATTAGCAACCTTACAAAAATCAATGTTAGATATTATTAAGTCTCAGACTATGTACTTAATGGCGGCTGAAGAGGGTGCAAAGAGGATAGCGAGAGACATTGAATTGTATAAAAAGCGTGATACTGATAGAGTTATAACTGAAGCATCAGGTGGTGCGCCAGTTGGCGATACGGTACAGCGTGGTACAAAAGATTTAATGAAAATAATTCAGAACGCAAAACTATCAGATGATCAGATAGAAGACGCAGAAATTACAGAAGAATAATGAGCGATTACGTAGGAGATAATAGATGGATTCCGAAAGGCCAATCTTCTGATGAAGCTAATAAATTAATTTGGTCAACAAAATCAATTAATGAATTAATGTTAGCTTTAGATCAGGGATATAGACCACAGGTACCTATGCCTTTCTACGAAGGAAAACAGTTTTTACGCAGAGGTAATATTGTATTTGAATATACTGAAGCTGAGATTGCAGAACTTGCAAAATGTGCAGGTGATATTGTTTATTTTGCTGAAAAGTACGCAGTTGTAATGACAGATGAAGGTATTCAACAGGTAAAACTTAGAGATTATCAAAAAGAAATGCTAAGAAACTTTCAAAATGAAAGGTTTAATATTGTTTTGGCATCCAGACAAATGGGTAAAACCGTAACAGCCAGTATTTTTAATGCATGGTATTTAACATTTAACTATGATAAAACTACACTACTATTGGCTAATAAATCAGAATCAACAAAAGAAATTATAGATAAAGCAAAAGTAGTATTGGAGAATTTACCATTCTTTATGAAACCCGGAATTATTAAGTATGATGTTATGAATGTTCGTGCTGATAATGGATGTCGTTTAGTAGGTCAATCAACTACTGCAAAATCAGGTATTGGTTTTACAATTCATAATTTATATCTTGATGAGTTTGCACACGTTCATCCAACTATTGTAGATTCTTTTTATGAAAACGTATATCCTACACTTTCGGCTTCTAAAATTTCACGTATTAATATTACTTCAACTCCAAATGGATTTAACAAGTTTTATGAAATATATTCAGAGGCAGAAAAAGGAAACAACGAATATACTCCAACAAGAATTGATTGGTGGCAACACCCTGACAGAGATGATGCATGGTTTAAAAGAGAATTAGGTAATTTAGGTTCTGAAGAAGCTTTTAATAGACAATATGGTAATGAATTTACAAGTTCATCTACCCTTCTATTAAGCCCAGGGACAATGAAAGTTATTAGACAAAATGCAAAACCAATGAAATGGTATGATTTTGAAGAATTTGATAATATTCATATAGATACAAAAGGATTTTTAGGATTTGATCCTGATTTCGATGTTGAAGAAGCATCAAACAGTCAAAAATATTATATGTTCTCAGTGGATATTGCTGAAGGAAATGGAGGAGATTATTCTGTAATTAATATTTTTGAAGTAGAACCAATGGAAGATCAACATATTGAAAACTTCGTTAGCCCCGATGCAATGTATGATTTCTTTAGATTAAATCAAGTTGGAGTTTTTAGAAGTAATGAACATCCTATTGAAGACTTTGCTAAAATATTGTATACTTTAGCAGTTGATATATTTAATTCAGAAAATACAAAAATGATTATAGAATATAATACATACGGTTCTATACTATTACAATATCTAAGAACTGTTTTTGCAGGTCGTAATGATTTTGAAGATGAAATGATATTAAGATTTAAACATAGACATGATGCAAGAACATTAAAACCTGGTATAAGATTAAAGAGCGACAACAAATCAGTATTTTGTCAAAACTTTAAAAAACAAATAGAATTAAATCGTATAAAAATAAACGACATAGAAACCGTACAGGAAGCAAGTCTTTTTGGAGTATTAAGAAACGGAAGCTATGGAGCTCAAATGGGACATGATGATATCATAATGACAGCAATAACTGCAACTGAATTTTTTGGAACAACAGATTATGCAGATTACATTGAAGAATTACTTGATGTTATTGACCCTGAAAAAGTAAAATTAATGGAAAAGGTCTTGTATCGAGACGCAGATTCACAGGGAGATTTACAATATGATATTTATGACTTATTATAATATTCCCACGAATAATTTAGATATATAATAAAAGAAAAAAATAAAAAATATAATACTATGGCACTAAGTCCGCAATTATTGCAATTTAAATCAAGTGGAGTATATAGGTTAGAGTTTGACAAGTCAGTGACTGCAAACCTTAATGTTGAAACACTTAGATTAGTAGTAGGTCACTCAAGAAAGGGACCTTACAATACACCAGTTTTAATTTCAACTGTTGAAGAATTTTCAAATGTATTTGGATCTATCGACAGAAAATTAGAGAAAAAAGGAATGTTTTTCCACAGATCAGCAATTGAGGCTTTATCTAGAGGACCAATTTTAGCGTTAAACGCTTCAAGTTTCGATTCTAGCGATAAAGCATCATACGCATTACCAGTATCTAATGGATCGGTTCATTCATTATCTTCAAAAGAAGGAACATCAGATTATACTGATTTCTTCGATATGGATAAATTCATGACACCATCTGATTCTAGAGTTTTAAACGCTTTATCTACATCGGCACTAGCTGATGGAAATTCATTAATTAATTTTGTAAACATTAAACAATCAGCTATTACAGTTTTTGTAAGAAAAGCACAAAGCACTAAAGCATTTGATATTCCAGCTAGAGAATGGTATGGAGAAGGTAATGTACCTGAATATTTAAATGACTTTGATCTTATTTCTGATTTTATGGTAGACGTTTTTGTATTCAAAGGAAACTTTGATGCTGCAACTATGTCAGCTGATCCAGTATACGGATCATACTTTAATGCAGATGGTTTAATAAAAGGATCATTAGCAAACTTTTCTAATTTAAGACAAGTTACTTTAGAAGCTCAATACAGTGGATCTTTAATCCCAGGATTTAAAGATTTAGAAGGAAGAAACTTATATGTTGAATCAATGATTAACGCTGAATCAAGAAGAACAGGTTTATTCTGTGCAATTGATGAAGAACAAGTAACTAATGAAAATGGAACTAAAATTGATTTAGTTGGACATACATTTGACGCTGATCAAGATTATGAATTATTATCATACATTGTAAAACAAGGAGTTACAACAGAACATACTGTTGATTTAACAGGAGCAACTGCTAGTATTAACATAGCAACCCCTAATAAATTAGAATTAGTAAATGTATTAGCAACTGAATACGCAAATGCAACAGCAGATTCTTTAGATTTCTTAAATGCATCAGCATCTGGAGAATACGTAAAAGTAACTTCAGTTTCAGCATCAGCAGTAAATCAAACAGCCGCAGCTGAAGTATTAGCAACTCAACAAAATATAGATGATGGAGATCTTACAGCAGCCGGAGTCGCTGCAACTGCATTAACAGATGTTATGGTAGAAGAGGTTTTCGCAACTGTAGATTTTGATATTATATGTGAAGCTGATGTAGCAACATCATATACAACTGCAACTGAAATCGATTTTTATCATGTAGCAAACGGAAGAGTTGCTTCAGAAGATTTTGGAGGAGCAACTTATGAAGCTGCTGGATCTATGTTTACTGTAACTTACTCAGCACCTCAAGCTTCTTTCTCAATTGTACCTGGAAATTTTGTTCCAGCTCTTTCAGGAAGATTAGCAAGAGTTTTAAGAGTTTCTAAATTAAACGATTCAAAATACGCAGTATACTGTGACGTACCGGTTTCTTTAACATGGGGAAATCAAGTTGTTTCTTCTTTCGAAGATGCATCTTCAGTATATAAGCCATTTGCTTTATCAGGAGCTCAATTAAGTTCTAAAGAAATTCAAGACGCTTTAGCCGCTGTAAAAGGAGGAAATGGATTACACGCTGCTTTAGTTGATAAAGACGTTATTGATTTTAGATATGTTGTAGATACATTTGGATCTTTCGATGTAAATGGATTACAAAACAAAAATGAATTAGCATCTTTAGCAAAAGACAGACAAAACGCATCAGCTATACTTAATGCACCTTTAGTTTCAGACTTTAAAGCTTCATCTAATCCTTCATTCAAGGATTCAGAAGGAATATTCAAAGTTGAACATATAGAAACAGGAGGTAATTTAGATTTAAATCCAACATCTTTATATTCTTTACCAGGAATTACAGCAGGAGCAAATTACGCATTCTACTACGGACCAGGTTTAATTGTTTCAGATAATGGAAAAGATTTAATCGTTCCACCAGCTGCGTATGTATCTAATAACTACATGGATAAATTTACAAACGCAACACCATGGTCAATCATCGCAGGTCCAAGAAGAGGAGTTGTAGGAGGATCAGGAGTTAAAGGAGTAGAATATGCATTTGACAAATCTGATAGAGATATATTAGAACCATTCGGAATTAATCCAATCGTATTCCAAAGAGGAGTTGGATTAACAATCTTAGGAAATAAAACAGCACAACAATCTGTAAAATCAGCGCTTTCTTCAGCTCACGTTAGAGAAGCTTTAATTTACATACAAGAAGGTATTGCTAACATCTTAAAAGATTACGTTTTCGAATTTAACAATACACAAACAAGATTAGAAATTAAGACTTTAGCAGATTCATTTATGGAAGGAGTTAAGTCTGACGGTGGAGTTTATGCATTCAAGAATATTATGGATCAAACAAACAACACTGACGATGTAATCGATAATAATGTTGGTATCATTGATACTTATGTTGAGCCAGTTAAAGGATTAGAAATAGTTGTACATAGAACTACAATCCTAAATACAGGTGAAATCGAATCTGGAAATTTTAATTAAGATATATAAAAAAAGAAAATAATATAAAATGGCTTTACCACATTATTCACAAGACCAAACATCTAGATCAGGTAGACAGTTCGAACCAGTACAAGGAAACTTGTTTGAAGTAACTGTTTTACCACCAGCTGGAGTATCTGATGCACCTTTAATGTTGCAACACATAAACTCTATTGGAGGTTTAGATTTATACAAAGAAGTAGCAGCACAAGAACAGAAATACAAATTTTCTACACGTTCTTACGCTGGTATGCCAGACGCAACAACAGTCGACGTAACGATCAACTTCTCATTAAACTTAAATGATGCTAATCAAGCATATTTATATAAGTCAATGAGACAATGGTACAATAATCAATATGATCCACAAACTGGAGCTATGGGATTAAAGAAAGATTACGTTGGAACTATTGTTATCGTACAGTTCAATAGAGCTGGAGACATCTACAGAACAGTAACTTTAGAAGATTGCTTTATTACTTCAGGACTTCCATTTACGAATGAATTATCGTATGAAGAAGCATCACCGGCTACATTAGAAGTAGGTTGGAGATGTGACACTTGGAAAGAAGTTCTAGCATAATCGAATTTTTAAAATAGGGGAATTCTTAAGGGAATTCCCTTTTTTTATGAAACAAAAACATAATATGTTGATATAATAATAACTATAAAATGGATAAACTAACAAAAAAATTACAAGTTCTTCTTTCAGAAGACGAAGTGACATCTATAAATAGAATAATATTAAGCGCCGCGATTGAAAATGGAGAGAGACCAGTTTCTGTTTCAGCTTTTATTAGAGATATAATTAGAAAAGAAATTGAATTAAAAAGTGATTCAATATTAGAATGGAATAAAGATAGTATTAAAAAACTTAAAAAGAAATAACAATGGCAGATCAAAATGATTTAAACTTAGACGATGAATATCAAAAAATCGTTGAAAACAAAGAACAACCTGTTGAAGAACCACAAAATTTAGGAAAAGTTAACATGGATCGATTTAAACAAGATAAAGCGCAAGACGCTGATGTTGTTTTAGGATATCATGATGTTAATGTTTCTAACCTGCCTTCAGCCGGTATGTTTTATCCTGAAAAAACTGAGATAAGCATACGTTCAGCTAAAGTTGCTGAAATTAGACACTTCTCAAGTATTGACGAAAATAATATATTAGACGTCGATGAAAAACTAAATTCAATGATAGAATCTTGTATTAGAGTAACTTCTCAAAAACAAAGAATGTCTTATAAAGATCTTTGTGAAGAAGACAGATTTTATTTAATTTTAGCAATTAGAGATTTAACTTTCCCAGAGCCTGAATCTAAATTAACAGTACAACACAAAGATAAAAAAGGTAAAAAGCACGAGGTTGAAGTTAAAAAAGAAAACTTTAAATATTTCAGTGTCCCAGATACTTTAGATAAATATTACGATAAAGAAGCTTGTGCTTTTTTAATTGAAACTAAATCTTTTGGAACAATTACAATGAAACCACCAACAATTGGTATCATGCAACGTATGACGTCTTATATTAAAGATCGTCAAGAAAAAGGAGAATCAATTGATCAATCAGTCCTTCAAGTTATGCCTTACTTAGTAAGCGAATGGAGAGGATTTGATGACAAGAGTATTTTTAAATTCGAAATTGAAATGAATGGATGGTCTAACAAAAAATATAGCTTAATCTATAAGCTGGCGGAACAGATGAAAATCGGTATTCAGCCTGACATGGAAGTACAGATTGGGGACGAGTGGGAGGTCGTCCCAATTGGGTTTCGCGACGGGATCAAGTCTCTTTTCATTGTTCAAGATATCGCTGGAGAACTTCTTTAAAACGAAGTTTTACATATATAAAGAACTACATATTCAGCCTTCTGAATTAGAATCAATGGAATATTACGAATTTCATTATTTAGTAAAAGATTTAGCTGAATTTATTAAGAAACAGAATGCTGCGAACGAAGGTCAACAGGAACAATCTGGGGACATGATGAGCAAAATGAAGATTCCAAACATGAAGATTCCAAATATGAAGATTCCATCATTACGATGATGGAATCTTTGATATATAAGATAGGAATATAAAAAATATAGATTAGACTCCTAAATGAAGGCTTTATTAGCACCACTACAAAGATTAGCAAATATTATAGAATACCAGAATGAAAAGATAGATCAAATTCATTCAGTCTTAACGGTAGATTTAAAGAAAGCAGCTAGTAATAATTTTTCAGAACTGAAAAAACAGACTAGGCTATTACTAGATATTAAAGGATTGCTAAAAGCGCAGTCAAAGGATAAAGGATCCAAAGACGGTGGCGGAGGTGGATTTAAAATGCCTAGTGCTATGCAAGCTTTAGGCGCAGGACTAGTTATAGTGAGTATTGCGGCCGGATTAGTTGCCGCTGCTGGTATTTTTATGTTAATGCCTGCTATAAATCCAATGCAATTAGTATCAGCTTTATTAATAGCAGCTGTATTTTTAGCATTAGCACCTGTATTTTCAGAGATATTAAAATCTCAACAAGGAGGTGGAATGGTAGATAAAATGCTGGGTGGAAAGCCTAAAGGAGATCAAATGACTTCTCCTAAAGACGCTCTTAAAAATACAGGAGCCGCTGTGCTAGCGATGATTTCTATGGCAGCTGGTATTACAGTATCTTCTTGGATTTTACAATTAATTATGCCAGTTTCTTTTGCGAAACTAGGTTCAGCTATATTAATAGGTTTAGTATTTATACCATTGGGTTATGCTTTTGGATTTATTATAAAGGCCTTAGCTGCCGCTAAAATACAAATGAACCCTAAAGGAATTGGAATGATAGGTATGGTATCATTAGCAATGGCCGCAATCGCAGTTGGTATATCTTTAGTCGCTATGACTTGGAACGCAATGATGCCTGATAATTTTGTTAAATTACCGCCATGGGAATGGGTTATAAAGTCTGCTTTAATTTTAGGTATATTTGCAGGTGCATTTTATTTAATTGCTAAAGCGGTAAAAGGTATGAGTTTTAAGGAAATGATAATGACAGGGCTTGTATTACCGATGATGGCTTTAGCTATTGTTGGAGTTGCTTTTGTATTTCAATTATTTGATTCGGTCGGCACATTTACATCGCCTCCTCTTGAATGGAGTTTAAAAGCAGGATTAACTTTACTTATATTTTCTCTTCCATTTATAGCAATTGCTTTAATTGCAAAAAAATTAGATTTTAAAGCTGTAGTTAAAACGGCACTCGCTATGGTTTTAATATCAATCGCAATATTAGGAACAGCTTGGATATTTTCAGCACTAGATGGTGTCACATACTTGTCACCTCCGCTTGATTGGGTTATTGCTTCTGCAATAGCAATTACAATATTTGCAATTCCACTTCTCGTGGTATCATTGATAGCAAAAACAGGTGGTGGAGCTGTTGGGATTCTTATTGGCGCTGCTGGTATTATTTTAATTGCAGGAACCATGTGGGTTGTTGCTTGGATATTTAGTAAATTACCTGATTTAAGCGCAATTTCTAAAAACTTTACTGATGCAATTATGTACCCTATAGACGCGATGATAAATGTACTTAATAGATTTAAAAATGAAATAGGTATAGAAAATTTATTACCAATGGCAGGTGGTCTTATTGCAATAGCTGCGGGTTGGTTAGCTTTAACAGCCGCTCTTGCTGGTCAATCTATTGGAGGTTTGGTTTCTGGAGCTGCAAACGCAATTGGTGATTTCTTAGGATTTGAAGGTGACGGACCTGCAGATCTTTTAGATAAATTAGCAGAGAGAAAAGATTCTATTATTGCATTAGGAAATCCTATAAAAATCTTAGGAATAGGTATTGCTAGAATAGCATCAAGCTCTAAAGGACTTAAACTTGCTTTATCATCTATGACCGCCTTAGTATCTCGTAATAGATCAAAAGAATTTGAAAAAGTAGCAACATCAAGTGAAAGGCTAGCAAAGGCATTTAGAAGTATTTCTGCGTCAACTAGATCAATGAATGTTAAAGCAATGAATGCTTCTTCAAGAATGTTTGAGGCAATTGCAAAAATAGCAGAGAATGACGGTGAAGATGCTATAACAGTACTTGCTGGACAATTATTAGAGGCGGTTGAACATCTTTCAGAAACAGTAGACAATTTAGAAAAAGCAAGTGAGTCAAACCAGAAAGGCATGAAAGACGCCCTATCAGGCATAATGGATTCATTCTTAGATCGACTTAAAGGTGTTGATAATGAGACAGGTGAGACTCCTGCATTATTTGATGTAAGCGGAGTTATTGAGGCAATAGAGGAACTTGAAGCAAGATTCGATAGCCCTCTATTCATTAAAAAATAAGCTGGCACATAATATTTTTGAAACTTTACTGAATAGAATAGTATAATTATTAAAATTCATAATATGCTAGACACTATATTTCTATCAGCCTTAATCGTTCTACTTGCGATTAATTTTATTTTAGATTATAAATCATCTAAAAAAACTAAAACAATACATAATGATGTCTTGAAACAAAGGCTCGATAAGCTTTCAAAAAAAGTTAGTGCAATTAATATTAGAACAGTAGGATGTGGTCCAGCTCTTGAAGAAGACCTACAGCTTACAATGAAACAATTAGAATCTGTACAAGAAAAAATTGCAGAGCTAGAGGTTAGTATTCAAAATCTTTCAAACAAAAAGTAATATGACTAAAGCAAGTATTGTACAAAAACTATTAGAGGAAAAGCATATTACTACAGAAGAGGCAGTGGTTTTATTACAAGGTGAAGTTGTAAATATTCCAATGTATACTCCTAACCCATATTTTGATAACCCAAACTATACAACACCACCGATATGGTGTTCAACTCCAAATACAACATCATGAGTAACTCTTACGAAAAATATTTAGAACTTAAAGAAGAAGGAGCATTTGATTTTGATCCAACTAATTATGAAATGGTCTTACAGAAAGCAGCAAAGATTGGATTAAAAACTCAAATTTTATATTCTGCAATGGATCTTATTAGAGATAATTCAGAATTAACAAACAGCGCTGCAATCTTGCTTGCTTCAAAAAACTGGAACGTTATATAATATGGGATTTGTTATTAGGACTCTTAGGAAGGTTATGCTTGCAACAAATAATTATTTAGATCCTAAGCATTCAGTTCTTTTAGAATTAGGGGATCAAAACGCGTTCAATAGTTTAGTAAACTCAGAGAAAATAAATAAATTTAGGATTAAAGATATTATGCATGCATATTTTAAAGAATATCATACATTAGATCTAAAGGGTTCAGATATTGTAAAAACAGATTTATCAGAGTACTCACCTGGTTTATTTAAAGCAGACATAATAACAAACATTGGAACTTCAGAACATGTTGAACTTGAAGAAGGGCAATGGAATTGTTGGAGAAATTTACACAGTTGGTTAAATGTAGGTGGTATAATGATTCATGAATTACCTGAACTAGGTGGTTGGCCAGGACATTGTAGATATTATACAACTATGGAATATTTTAAATCTTTAGAAAAATGCGGATATAAAATACTAGAATTAGATACTCATAAATTTAATATTGGAAATTGTATATGGTGTGTTGTTCGAAAAATTGAAGATTTACCTTTCATGGACTTTGAAACTTTCTTTTTAAATATGAAAATAGAAAGAGAAACACAAATAGCCGGAACTATAGAAAGTAATAACCCTAAAAAACTATAATATGTATCAATATAAAGCTAAAGTAAATAGAATTATAGATGGAGATTCAGTAGTCTTAGATATTGATTTAGGTTTTGATATGTGGATTAAAAAACAAAATGTAAGAATACATGGTATCGATACCCCTGAGTGTCGAACAAGAGATCTTGATGAAAAGGCAAGAGGATTAATGGCAAAAAGTCATGTTAAAGATCTTTTACAAATTGGAGAAAAAGTCACAATAAATACTTATAGAGATAAAGCCGGTAAGTTTGGCAGAATTTTAGGAAAAGTAATAAATATAGAAGGAATAGATATAGGACAATCTCTTTTAGATAATCACTTAGCAGTCGAATATTATGGACAATCTAAAGATGAAATAAAAGAACAGCACCTTGAAAATAGGTCAATATTAATATTAGAACAAAGATACACACCTAATGAAGATTAACAAAGATTTTTTAATCCATGGCTTGATAGAATTCATACCAAACATATATGAAGACAGTCGTGGACAGTTTATAGAAACCTTTAACGAGAACGTGCTCAGGGACCTCGGGTTTACAGAACACTTTAAACAGGATAATCAAAGTATCTCAGAGGCTGGGGTGTTTAGGGGGATCCATTTACAATCAGATCCACATGCCCAAGGAAAATTAGTAAGAGTAGCTAAAGGTAGTGTAATTGATTATGCAATAGATTTAAGACCGCAATCTCCGACGTTTGGTCAATGGGATAGTGTTCTTTTATCAGCAGATAGAGGAAATCAATTTTGGATTCCGGAAGGATTTGGACATGCTTTTCTTGCACTTGAGGATGATACTATTTTTTGCTATAAATGTACTGAGGTATATGCTCCCGATCACCAGGTAGGTATCAGGTGGGACGACAAGGATATTAATTTAGATCTTGAACATACAGTTTATGCAGGTGATATTAAAATAAGTGATAAAGACAAAGACGCTTTATACTTTTCAGAATTCGCTAGAGATTATATAAATAAACCAACATTATTATGAGTTATATGAAAAAATTCTTAAGTATTATTATTATTATTGCCTTATACGCAATGCTATTAGCAATTCCTTTACAATTTTTATGGAATTATTGTTTAGTTCCAGCGATTGATGGTGTTAATACAATTTCTGCTACTCAGGCATTAGGATTAAATTTTTTAGCTGCTATATTATTTAAAGACAGTGATTTAACAAAAAATATAAGTAATGAACAAGATGAATAAAGTTACAGAGATATTTAAATCTTGGAAAATAGCGTATAATCCTCTATCAAGTCAATCTGAATTGGCTGAAAAAAGAATTGCAATATGCGATTCTTGTGAATTTAAATCTTCAGTTCCGTTTCCAAGGTGCACCGTATGTGGATGCGCTTTAAAAGGTAAAATATATTCACCTATCAAAGGTTCATGTCCTAAAGGAAAGTGGGACGAAATAGACGCAACTCAATAATAACTTTATGGTAATCTACGTTGCTCCTCCAAGAGGTGTAAAAGAGAAGGAATCTTGTTTAGCTTGGTTAAAACATTATAAATATGAAGTTATTTGGTTAGATCTAAGACGTAAGGTTAAGGGACCTTTATTATTATGTGGAGGTGCAGACATTGGAAAAGATCCAGAAAGAGATGAAAAAGAATTTGTATGGATTAAACAGGCATTAGATTCTGGATATCCTATTCTAGGTTTATGTCGAGGAATGCAAGTATTAAATCATTATTTTGGAGGAAAGGTTGAAGATCTAAGCGAATCTATAGTAGAAGATCATAAAGCAGCAGACTTTTCTGAAAACATAGATCATAGTGGAAAACCATCTCAATTCCACACAGTTGAAGACTTAAATGGAAAGTTAATTAACGTTAATTCCCGACACCACCAACACTGCCCTATTCTAGCAGATAATTTTACAGCAACGCATCTATCATATCCTCTATATTCTGTTATAGAAGGATTTGAAGACGTTGAAAGAAAGATATGGGCATGTCAGTGGCATCCTGAAAAAATGGAATCTGAGGATAATGAATATCCATTAAATAAACTTCGAAAATAATTTAAATATATAGTCTACCAAGGATGCGCTTGCGTTTCATAGGAAACGCATATTTTAAGATAACCTAGAGCTATGCTCTGGGTTTTTTTGCATATTTGTTAATAGCTTTTGAAAATAAATGCCCAAAAGTTTTTTTATGTCGTTTATTTTGCTTATATTAGTATAGTAATAATTAATAAAAACAAACAAACATGTATCAAAACCTATCAGATCGAAACAAATCATTACTCCTTCAAGGAGCAAAAACAACAGGTTCCTTTGTAGAAGGATATTATTATATTGAAGAAAGCTTATATATTAACGAATCAGAGTCTCTCTATAAGTTCTGTGAGTGGATTGATAATGAGATCGGCGGCGCTGGTCCAATTAACATACAGGATCTTTGGTATGCATTTAATCATCCACAAGAACAATTTTCTAAAAATGTTGCAAAATATTGGAAAGAAGAGATGGATAAAATTAAATCATATTGTTAATAACTTTTGAAAATAAATGCCCAAAAGTTTTTTTATCCCAATAAAAAGTGTTATATTTAACTATAATTAAAAGCAAAGCACATGGACCCACTTAAGCTAGACATTAGAAACACCCTTGCAGATTATGAAAATGATCGCATCACAGTCGAGGAATTAATTGACTTCCTCCATGAAATAAGTGCAGACAAATAAACAGCATATAATTTTTTTATGTCAAATAAAAGTGTTATATTTAACTATAATTAAAAACGTAATAGAAATGAATAAATTAGAAGCATTAGGATTAGTTGAAACAACTTCAAAAACTCAAAAGAAAAACGGAACAAGATGTTGGTATGATCCAATTGCGGATTGTGATTATCTAAGCTATGCAAGTGGTTATGTTCGTAGAGCATATACATATTGTTCATATAGATCAGGAGAACTTGATCGCACGATTTACCAATTAAACTTAACTCGTAAAGGAGTTTTTAAATGGAAAGAAACAGAATATGATTGCACAGAAAGGATTATGATCCCTAGTGAAACTGATCGTTTATCAAGATTAGTACATTGTGTAGCAGTTTATAGAAATAATAAAAAATAAATAAAATGACTTCAGTAATTTTTGACCTTGACGGAACTTTAGCTCTCATCGATGATAGAAGAGCTCTAGCAACCAAAGATAATGGTAAAATGGATTGGGATGTATTCTTTGATCCTAAAAACATTGTATTAGATAAACCAAATTGGCCGGTGATCTTAATGCTACAAACCCTGCAACGTGATGGCCATCGAATTGTAATTTTTAGTGGTAGATCTAAAGCAACCAAAGATGCAACCCGCGCTTGGTTAAATGATTTTCATATTAAATTCGATGTGTTAAAGATGCGACCAACAGCAGGCGGCATGAAATTCATGAAAGACGACAAATTAAAAAAGATTTGGTTAGATGATCTGTTCCCAGATAAAAAGCAAATTCTAGGAGTTTTTGATGATAGAGACCAAGTGGTTCAGATGTGGCGCGACAATGGACTCACATGTTTTCAAGTTGCCCCAGGAGATTTCTAATATATAAATCCTACAACAACTAATAATCTCCGATACTCTTAGGAAATTTTATATTTCCGCACAGGAGATTTTTTAAAAACACGACATAACGATGGTACCAATTAGGCATTACATGCAGCAGACTTGGCTGCAAAATATCAAAAATGCACTCTTACGCTTTAAGGCATGGCAGCGCACTAACAGTAATACAATCCAGGAGATTAAAATTAAATACCCGCCGAGGAATTACAACCTGGTCGCCCACTACCCAACCCCAGAATTGGGTGAAGGGGCCGCATGGCGTACCGGCCACCCTTGGGGAAGGGTGCACCGCGATCAATTATGGCGATATTGGCCACAACCTAATAATACTCCAAGTCCTACAGTTTATCCAATGCATGAAGGACTGGCATTAGAGTTGCGCAAATATCCAAAAACCTTTAGAAAATCAGAACAACCGAAGTGGCAGCAAGGCGGCCTGCCCGATGAGTGGACGCCAACCTGGGCTACCGGTTTAATAAGTACTAAGAAGGCATATCAGTATGGTTGGTTTGAAGCAGAAATAAAACTTCCAACTCAGGCTCAAATGTGGTCCGCATTCTGGCTGATGGGCTTAGAGGCCTGGCCACCTGAAATAGACATCTTTGAAAGTTTTACGTATGAGGATCCAAATGACATCCATGTAGAAACTAATTTTCACTTTGGAGTGATCGGAGATAAAAAATTCCCAAAGGCTGATTTGGGAGCGGCACGCATTCCACTAAAGAATCCAAATGGTAGATGGATCCAATATGCATGTCACTGGACCGAGAATTATATTAGAATTTATATGGATGGGCACTGTGTACAAGAGTGTAAAGTTCCAAGTATTTTGAAACAATTTTCAATTCCACAGTATATTATATTGAACAATGGTTGTAAAGACCCTAAAACGACAAGTACGGAACCTACAGAAGGTGCAATGCTTGTTAGAAACGTTAAAATTTATCAAAAATAAAATATGAAATTAAAGAGCTCAATTGCAGATGATGGAACCTTAGCATCGCCGACCCTACCAAATGGCGTAAAGAATTATCTAATAGATATTGATGGTACTGTGACAGACGATGTCCCTAATGAAGAACCAGATCGAATGGCACTGGTACAACCATTTCCAGATGCATTAGAGATCTTGAATAAATGGTATGATGAAGGCCACATTATTACATTTTTCACAAGTAGAACTGAAGAGGTTCGTGAAATTACAGAAACATGGCTGGATAAACATGGTTTTAAATACCATGGACTGTTAATGGGAAAACCAAGAGGAGGTAATTATCATTGGATTGATAACCATATTGTAAAAGGAACAAGATACAATGGAATATGGTCAGACCTTGTAGAAAAAGAAGTTAAAATTGAAGTATTCGAAGACTAATGGATGGATATGATATGTTAGATAAAGCAATGAACGTCGGATACGATGTCCTTGTTGGTAATGATATTAAACTTAAACCAAGTAATAGTAATGAGGTTGAAGATATGGTATTTGTACCAGATCCTGAATTAACAAAAGAAGAATTAGCAGCCGAGTGTATTGAATACTTTGAATCAACTGAAGAGTATGAAAAATGCGCTCAAATTATAAAGAGTATTAATTAAATAAAAATAAGATGAACAAATTCAACAAATTCAAAAAATTCTTTAACAGCTGGTACCCAGTGATTTTAGCATTTATGTGTCTACTTTACTCAGTAGGTTATGGATTAGCTGGAATGACAGAAGAAGCTCAGTACTCAGCACACTGGCCAGGAACTATCCTCCTCTTTGCGATAGCAATCAGACAAAGACGAAACACATGAATCTAGCATTTTTTATTATGGGTGGGCTGATATTTGCAGTATACATCTATTTTACAATATGGAACATATTCTACGGAGCTAGAAAACAAAGAGAGGAAAACTATCCAAATTATTATGATAGACATGGATCAATGGGAGAAGCTAAATCCGATGATATGGACATGGACGGTATGGGAAACTTTAGTAGATTTCCAGTAGATAAAATGCCTAACAAAATTTATTTTAAGACAAAAAAGTCTAAAATAAAAAAGGAAGAAACTAAATAAAATGGCAGTCTATACAAATCGATACGGTGATATATTTAGTTTTCAATTACAAGAAGATAATTCAATTATGTGGAAAGGTAATTTTGAATATTGTAGACTTGGAAGTCCTAATGATTACAGGTTAGCATATCAAAATTATTGTAAAGATAGTTCTGAGCTAGGAATTCGTCCCATACATATTAGTACTTTTAAAGAAAAGGTACATGAATATAGTACTGAGACTTCAAGCTATACACCTCTTGCAAAGAGATACGGTCCTATGGTTAAATCTATAACTAATCAAATCAATATGGTTGATCCATCAGGTGGTCCTTATATCACACTAGGAATGCAGATGTCACAAATCGATGAATCTTTTGCAGGTTTAATTGTTCAATCAATTGATTCAGTTGAAGATGGTTTTATGATTAATACTGTTCATGAATTTGATCATTTAAAAGATTGGACAGATATCTTAGAAGAAAGAAAATTGAATAAAACACCTTGGTGGAAAAAGATGTCTGACGAGTCTTAGATTTATATGGAGTTAATTTCAACACACCCTGTAAAGAAATCAGATTTAGGATTTCACGGTAATTTATTTGGCGGTAAACTATTAGCTTGGGTGGATGCTGCTGGAGCTGCGTTTGCATCTCAAGTATGTGATTCACCAAGAATGGTAACAGTTCTTATTGACAAGTGTGAATTTAAAAAACCAGCAAAAGAAGGTCATTTGTTAAAAATATACGGTAACGTAGATTCTATCGGCAGAACATCTGTTACATTAGGAATAGAGGCTAGATCACATAATGTATATGATGGAAGACAAGCTATAATTTTAGCTACTACTATTAAGTTTGTTCGGATCGATGAACAGGGAGATGCAATCCCAATTAGCCAAAGAGTTAAAGCTAAATACAAAAAAAATGAGTCTTAAAAACATACAAAAAGAATTTAGAGAAACAAGCCGAAAAGAATTGGTATCAGCATTAGTTGATAATTTTATATTTGGTTTTTTAGGAGCAATCTTAGTAGTCTTTATCGCAGAACGTGTAGATCTTTTAGTTCTATTGGGTTATATGATTTATTATTTCTTTTTAGGAAGAGTAGTTAATAGACCTAAATATGTAACAAGTTTAGGAAAGTTTATTATCTTTCCAGTTCCAACCGCTATAGGTGCTTTTGTAGGTTATAAATTAGCGTACTATCTTACCTTATTATTTTAAACAAAAAACGAAAAGCGTATATAATATTTATAACATTTATTTATTATGCCAGAATTAGCTGAATTAAAATTGACTGCCAATTATATTAACAGTGCAGCACACAAAATAAAATTTGTAAACGCAGTAAAAAATCCACAACATAAGGGAGAAGATCTTAATATCCCTTTTAAAAAATACTACATTAAAGCAGAATCACGAGGTAAAGAAATTGTTGTTGCAATTTTAGATCGTTATAGTGATCAGATAATTCCTATTAGATGGACAATGGGAATGAGTGGATTCTTTCAAGTTACAAATACAGGGCAAGAACACAAACACGCTCACGTGAAATTTCATTCGGAAGATGGTACTACATTATCATTTGTAGATGTTCGTCGTTTTGGTAAATGGAAGCAAGGGGTTTGGTGGAATAAAGATAGAGGCCCAGATCCTACAAAAGAATTTGAAGCATTTAAAGATCATGTCTATTCTAATATAGATAGGGCTGCTTTTAATAAACCAATATACGAAACATTAATGGATCAAAAATTCTTTAATGGTATTGGTAACTATTTAAGAGCTGAGATCTTATACCGTGTTCCAAATTTAAATCCAAACATATCTGGAAAAACCGCAATTGAAGCTTGTCCAGAAATATTAGATCTATGTAGAGATATTCCAATGCTAGCTTATGCTAAAGGTGGAGGAAGTATCAAAGACTGGGATAATCCATTCGGGGCAGAAGCAATTCAAGAAAAATTTATGATATGTTATGGAAATAAAGGAATGGCATATAAACAGGATCGTAATGGAAGAAGATTCTGGTATGATCCTAAATGGAATCAACCATTAGACTATAATTTAGACTGGGATTTACAAAGTAAATTAGCAAATCCTAAGGAATATCCTTCAAAGTCTATTAAACAATAATGAAACAATAATTAAAAAACCCGTATAATTAATATGAAAAATATTTTAGTAACAGGAGGAGCAGGATTTGTTGGATCTAACCTCATTAAAAGACTAAAGAATGATTATCCAGAAGCTCGCATAGTTTCTTTAGATAATTATTTTACAGGAAAAGAAGAAAACCACGTACGAGGTGTTGAATATTACCACGGACATACTGCAGATGCTGCTGAGATTTTTGAAAATCTAGAAGTTCCATTTGACACAGTATTCCACTTTGGAGAATATTCTAGAATCGTACAATCATTTGATGATATTCAAATTGTAAATGATTCTATATTAGTAGGAACTCCACGTATTTTAGAATTATGTAAATACTGGGGAGCTAAATTAATTTATTCTGCAAGTTCATCTAAATTTGGAAATAATGGAGCTGATGAAAATCTAAGTCCTTATTCTTGGATGAAATCTAAGATGGTGGAATTAATTAAAAACCATGGAGAATGGTATGGATTAGATTATGAAATATGTTATTTCTTTAATGTATACGGTCCAAACCAAATAACATCAGGAGATTATGCAACAGTTGTTGGTATTTTTGAAAGACAATTAAAAGAAGGTAATGAATTAACGGTTGTTAGTCCAGGAACTCAAAGCAGAGATTTTACTCACGTTAATGATGTTGTTAATGGTCTTATTAAAGCATCTCAAAAGAATGATAATCATGAATGGCATTTAAGAAGTGGAATTAATGTTACAATGATTGAATTGGCTGAAATGTATGGAGTACCTTACACAATTATCCCAGAAAGAAGAGGAGAAAGATTTACAAGCGAGGATTTTCCATCTGATACAAACGAAAGATTAGATTGGAGTGCAACTGAAAGCTTAAAAGCTTGGGTTGAAACAGTAACATCCTCAGAATATGTCGGGTAAAATTGCACTAGTGGGAGCCGGCGCATCCGGTAAAGATTTTTTAAGAAAGAAATTTCAAACTAGAGGATTTAAATTTGGAGTATCATGTACTACTCGACCAATTAGAGATGAAGAAACTGAAGGTGTAGACTATTACTATAAAACTGAAAAAGAATTTCAAGATCTTATAGACAACGATCAATTAGTTGAATGGCAAGAATTTAATAATTGGAATTATGGAATAACGGCAGATGAGTTTGAAGCATGTGACATCATGATATTAAATGCAGAAGCGGTAGATTTATTACCAAAAAAATATAGAGATAGATTATTCGTAATTTATGTTGATATTGATCGAGAAATAAGATTACAGAGATTAAAAGATAGAAAGGATTTTGATAATCCAGAGAGAAGAATTGCAGAAGATGATAAACAATTTCGAAACTTTTCTAACTTTGACTGTAAAATAACTAACGAAGATTTTTAATAATATATAAACAAAGTAAATAATACCATGGCAAAAGAGCTATCAAAAGACGAACTAATTCAAAAAAGAGTAGAATTAGAAAACGAAACTAATGAATTACAAATTGCTGCGTCAGAAGCAACATATTCTGTTGATTTTGAAAACGTTTCAAATTTAAATTCAGTATTAAAGCAAATCGATAAGAGCTATCGTTGGAATATTAAAAATGCAGCATTCGTTATTAATCTATACGAAAACTTGAAAACTGAAAAATTAGCTATTAAAAAATCAGGAGATACAAGTTACGCTATTAATGTAAGTTCAATTAACTTAAATACACTATATCAAGTTTTAACTAACATCGATGGTGTTGGAATTGAAAATGCTAAAACGTTTACCTCTATTTTAACAAATGTTGGAAAACAGATTACAACTGCAATGCAAGAAATGTCAGCTAGTAATAAAGTAATTCAAGAAAAGCACGCTGCTCTTGGAGAATTAGATACTAAAATTGCTGAACTTTCAAAAGAAACCGTAGAAGCAGATGAAATTAGCTAGTAAAAGCAAAAATCGTATAGCCATCTTGGAAATGATCCAAGATGGTATTTCGACTGAAGAAATTTTTGAAACAAATAACTACAAAACTAAATCAGAAGAAAAAATAAAGCAAGCAATATATCCAAACTTGCTTAATAAGATTACTGATTATGTAATGGACAAAAAAGGATTTAGTAGATCTTTGGCTCGTGAAAAGGCTAAAACGATGATTAAGTCAGATGACTCTAGTAGTTCTCAAGTTCGTAACATACAGTTCATGGGTACTTCAAATAAACCAAATATGTCTCTTAATATTGGAGGTATAAAAATTGCAATCGAATTTAAAAAAGGAAATAGAGGAGATGCATTACGAGAAGGTATTGGACAATCTTTAATCTATTCAACAATATATGACTTTGTCTTATATATGTTTATAGATACATCTGATAATGATAAAATAATTAACGGCTCTGCTGGTATTACAGAAGAGAATTTCTTAGAAGATATCTGGGAAAACTTTAACGTTAAATTTGTAATAGTTTAAAAACTAAACTTAATGAAAATATTTGTAACATCAAATCAACAATTTGGTCGCCCCGGTGCCATCAGGTCTTACAAGAGACCTTTTGAAAATGTTGAAGAAATGGATGCGCATCTTATTAAACAATGGAATTCTGTTGTAGAAGAAGGAGATGCCGTATTTGTTTTAGGAAACTTTGCTTGGGAACCAGAAAAAACTGAGGACCTGATGAATGTTTTAAAAGGAAACATATATGTTTTAGAAGGAGAGTGGGATCGAGCAACTGCTGACATTTCTAAAATAAAAGGAGATAAAAGTTATAAAAAATTATCTCATATTTCCGATGGTATTAAAACATTAGCATCAATTAAATCAGTTTTTTCATATTGGCCTTTAACTGAATGGCCAAGAAAAAAGAAGAAGTACGTGTCTTTTGTAGGGCATCCTTCTAAAAAGTATAAATCGGATCATAATAAAAGAACAGTTAACGTAACTTGTGATTACTGGGATTTTAAACCAATCGAGGCTCAAAATCTTGTAAAACTGTACGAAGATCCTGATTTAATAGGAATGATATAATAATTTAAAAATAAATGGCATAAAGTTTTTTTATGTCGTTTATTTTGCTTATATTAGTATAGTAATTAAAAACAAGCAATAATTGAACAATATTAAAAACTTTTTGAAAATAAATGATTAAAAGTTTTTTTATCCCAATAATTTTGCTTATATTAGTACTATAATTAAAAACAAACCTTAAAAAATACACAATCTATGGCAAACTACAGAGAAATGACTGACAACTACATCAAATCAAGATCAGAAGAAGACTTTACCACTCTTTTTTATCGAATCAAACCAGGTTTAACAGCCTATGTTAAGAAAATCGTAAAAGATCATGATATTGCTGAAGATATTGCAGTTAGAACTCTTACTAAAATGTGGACTAAGATCGATCAATACAATCCTAAATATCAAATCACAACTTGGTTATATAGAATTGCATTTAACGATAGTTTAGGCTATATTAATAAGCGTAATAAAAAATCTTCACTAGATCAATTATCTGAATTTGGTGTAGAAGTTAATAATACAGGTTCAACAAATCTTTCGTTAGGAGATGCCTTCGAGGATGCTTACCAAATGACTGAGCAAGATTTCTATGATGAAGATAATGAACTAATTGAAAAATATACAAGTGCCTTAAATGCTATCCAAGGCCTTAAGGAAATGTACAGAGATATTATTGTTGATAGACTAATTAACAATATGAAATACGATGATATTGCAGAAAAGCATAACATTAGCTTGCAAACCGTTAAAAATCGTATTCGTAGAGGTAAAGCTATCATTGCAGAAAAAATTACAGCATAATGATAGTAGTAGTTTATAAGAAAAGCAAAACAGCTAAAAAACACTACATGAAAGTGTTTGAAAACGAAACGTCTCCGGATAGAATTATCAATGGAAATGCGAGAAAACCTTTAATTCCTAATGAATACATTCTTGAAGAAATTGGAATTGGACAAAGCTTTATTGAACGATATAAACATAAATTTAAAATTAAAAAACATGAGACTGCGTAATGTTGATTGGGAAGATGATGAAAAATATGATGAACTCTTCCAGCCTCGTAAACAAGTAAAAATCAAGAAGATGAAAGCTTCTTCTAAAATAAATAAAAGTGAAAGAACAAACCAGATTACAGACGATTAAAACAGATTCTCCGGAGAAACAGATTCTATATTTCGATATGGATGGCGTTTTAGCTGACTTTAATAGAGCGCTACAGGAGAAAGTTACACCAGAACTTTGTGTTAAACATGGAGAACATGTTGATGAAATTCCTGGTATTTTTAATGATCTACATCCTGTTCCTGGGGCTCTCTTTGCTTTTCAAGAATTAAGCGAAAAATATGATTGCTATATTTTATCCACTGCGCCATGGGGAAATCCAGAAGCTTGGATGGAAAAAAGACTTTGGGTGGAAAAACACTTAGGTCCATTAGCTCATAAAAAACTCATACTTTCTCATAACAAACACCTTAATAGAGGAGACTATTTAATAGATGATAGGTTGGCAAATGGTGCTGATCGATTTGAAGGAGAACACATTCTATTTGGTGGAGATCAATTTCCTGATTGGAAATCAGTATTAGGTTATTTATTGTAAACTTTTTTGAAAATAAATGCTCAAAAGTTTTTTTATCCCAATAAAAAGTGTTATATTTAATTATAATTAAAAACGTAACAGATATGTCAACCGAATTAAAAACGCTTAAAGGAAAATTTCACAGTCAAAAGACCAATGAAATAGAAAACACTGAATTATTATTAACTCGATTTAGTGGAGGAAAAGAGGGTATGAAACTTCAATTAACGATGAAAGAGCAAGGAGACTTCTTTACTCACATCACCCTTAACAAAGAAGAACTTAAAACCTTAGTCAAAGAAATTCAAGAAAACTTTGACCTTTAAAAAATAAATATGGGAGGTTAGCCAAGGGGTTACGGCGCTATATTTCTTATAAACGATTGGAAGCTAATGATATCAACGGTTAGTAAATCGGAAATATAGGATCAGGGGTTCGAATCCCCTACCACTCAGCTCTTAGATAGGTTTAACAACCGAACAACGAGGCGTCAAATCTCACGCCTACAAGCCGAAAGGTGGAGTCTAAGTGGAGAAACATATATGGACTTATAGCTCAGTTGGTTAGAGCACCGCACTCATAATGCGTAGGTCGTAGGTTCGAGCCCTACTAGGTCCACCTTCAAGTTCAGTTATGATATACTGATATTGAAAAATAGTTGCAAAAAAGTTTTTTTATCCCAACTATTATGCTTATATTTAAATATAATTAAAAACGTAATCGAGATGACACTAACAGATTTATATCAGTACTGTATTGATAAAGCAAAAGAATATCCTAATCTATCCAATGATATTCTTTCATTCTATGACCTCGCAGAGATGGAAGTTGAAGATGGAGGTAGTACCGAACATGAGTGCGAATTAGCACTCAGTGATATTGATGAATTAATTAAAGAAAACCTTTAACACCAGAGACAATGGCTAAATACTTAAAGCAAGGATTTGTAAGAGAGTTGGAATGGCA